CTGCTTTGCGCGATGGCACCGCGTAGGTTTTGAGAACGAGCGCCGTCGAAGAATGCCCCATCTGGTGCGCCGTCTTGCCAGCATCCTGGCAGCGGCCGAGGTGGTAGGTCGCGTAAGAGTGCCGAAGGGCGTTCTCGGGTAACTTGGACCACGGCACCACGCCCTCGTTGTTAAGCCGCTGAATCAGCGCCTCCCTCTCCCGATACAACCGGAGCGATTTCGCAACCACGATCAGCCCCGATTTTCCTTTGAAAAAATCCTTCCGCCTCGCCAGCGGCTCCGTGAAATCCACGATCCGCTCCGGCAGGCCGCTTGAAGGCTTAGACACCTCCTTGCGCACCTCAATCTGCCCCGTCTTCGCATCGACATCCTCCCACCGCATTCGATGGACCTCGATGGACCGCAACCCAGCAAAGGCACCGAGAAGAAACCAAGCCCGAAGCGCATCCGACATCTCCGCCTCCAAGATCACCCGCAGTTCCTTCGCCGAGATCAGTGACCTCTTCGACTCCGCCTCCGGCGCAACCACCCGGCGAAATGGATTCCGATCCAGAAGCTCCATGTCGACGCACCACCGAAAAAATCCCGAAGCATAGCGATGCCACCCCGCCCGCGTCGTCGGCGCTCCCTTAATCTTTCCAAAGACCCTCGCCGCCTGCATCGGCGACACCGCCGCCACCGCGCCAGGGAACGCATCCAAAAGCTCTCCGCAAATCTTTTCCAACTTGTCCCTGTGACGCTCCGAGCTGCCCGCCTTGCTCGCGATGTAATCCCTCACCGCCGACTTCATCGACATCCCCGAAGCCGACTGCTCCGAGAGCGAATCCGTCCCACCCTTCTGCAACTTCTCCAGCAACCCCGGCCCCGCCGCCCAAGCCTCAGCTTCCGTGGCGTAAAACCGGCGAATCCTTTTGCCAAAAATTTTCTGCGGAATCGTCAACTTCCAAGGGGTTGAAGCCCGCTGCGGGTAGGGAGTGACAAGATAGGCGCTCATGGTCTGTTGCCCACTTGTTGCCCGTGTTGCCCAAATTCTCAACTATTTTCTTCCAGTAGCCGCCAAAAGCCGCCTGTAGTTTCTGAAAGCCAACCACCCGCCAACCCGCTTAAAACCTAGCTCAAATCGTCACAAAGCACTCTGCCGGCGGCGGGACTTGAACCCGCACGACCCTTTCGGATCAACGGATTTTAAGTCGATTTCTTGGGTTTGTTTTTCAATGACTTGCGTGTTTGTTGCCCGTTGTTGCCCGTAATCAGGCTAGAATGTCGCGCTTTTGCTCTACTCTGGCGCGGAGGGAGGCGAGGAATTCGCGTTCGGCGAGGCCGCGCGCCCACTCAGGGCGGAATTGGTAGTGGGGGGAGTCTTTGAATTTCCACGATCCGCCCCACTCGAGGCCGAGGCTTTGGCCGAGGGGGCCGAGTTCGTCGTAGAGTTTGTGCTCTCCAAAGTATTTTTTGCCGTCGGAACTGAACACGCCGATGTCGATGGCCAAACCAAAATTATGCCAGCTATAGCCCGCGCGGGCTTTGGTGACGATGCTGCCGGGGGCGGTGCGGCCTTTGGCGTAAAGGGCATCTTGCTCGGCGTAGGTGCGGAGGCCGCTGATGGCTTTGACCTCGAGGCCGGACTTCGCGGCGATGGCTTTGGCGGCGATGAGGAAGTTGCGCATCACGGGCTGGACCTGCGGGTGCAGGGTGGCCAGGACATTTTCGGAGCGCGCGTCGATCATGCTTTTTTCTTGGCGCGAGATTTTGCCGTCGGCTTTTTGGCTGCTGGCTTTTTTACCGACTTCTTTTTTTTTACGGGCGCGGGTGCGGGAGATTGCGCGGGCTTGGGGAGCATGAAGAATCTGGCGAGGAGGGAGATCATTTGTCTTTCAGCGCGGGGAGGCTTTTTTGAAATTCACCAAGGGCGTTCCAGAGGTCGCGGTTGGAGGCTTCGCCTTCGCTCAGGCGTGGCTCAAAGCGCACGGTGGCGCGGATGTGGAGCGTGCCTGCTTCACCGATGCGGTCGCCGAAGGGAGGCATCGGGACGGCCACGCACGAGGTCAAGAATGCCATGGCGATGCAGAGCCAGCCGAGGATCATCAACACGGCGGCGACTTGCTTGGGGTTCATTTTCCTTTTCGGAAAATGTTGATCGCGCCGACGAGGCCGAGCCCGGCGGCGATGATCTGGTTTTGCATCTCGGGCTCAAGCTTCACGCCAAGGGCGACGGCGACCAAAATCAAACCGCGCCATGTGCTGTTTTCGCTGAGACGATCGAGGACAAAGAAGAGTGCTTTCATCGAATGGGCGGGGGTGTCAAAGCGGCTTCGATCCGTTTTGTGCGCTCATCGATGCGGGCCAGAGTCTCGGCGCGGTCGGCGGCGACGGCTTCGATTTTTTGAAGGCGGGCTTCCTGGCGGTCGTTTTCAATTTCAACGCGAGTGACCTTCTCGGGCAAAATCCACCAGGCTTGTGAAATCGAAAAGATCGTGGCGATGAGCGCCATCGCGGCGATGGCCTCCCCAAATGAGAGGCGAACGCCGGGGCGGTTGCGGACGGTTTCCGAAGACATCTTAGCTGTTCGCCTGGGCCAGGAGGTTCCCCACAATCGCCGTCGTGGCGCAATTCGCGAGGCGTTCGGTGTTCAAGGCCGAGACCTTGGCGAGTTCGGCGGTCAGTTCCGTGCGGACTTGGCTGGCCACGGTCGCTGCGCTTGGGGCGGTGGCTCCGCTGATTGGTGCATCGAGGTTGGCGAGTTCGCTGGCGAGTTCCACGCGGACTTCGTCGGCGATGGCTGATGCGGTTGGCGGGGTGCTCGGCGCGGTGTAGTCCGCCGAGGCGAGGCGGGAGCTGATAGCGGCATCGATCCGACCGAGTTCGACCGAAAGCTCGGTGCGGACTTGGGCGGCGATTTCGGATTCGGTCGGGACATCGGGTGAGTTGGTGAGCGTATCGACCACACCTCCGGTGATTTCCTTGGTGGCTGCGGACCAGACGGCGCTTGCCACGGAGGCCGCGCTGGGAGCGGCATCGGTCGGGATGCTGTCGAGCTTGCCTCCGGTGCGCTCGAGGTCGGCACGGATGGCCGCGACGAGAGCGACTTCGTCCACATTTTGGTTTCCGATCGCGCCGACGAGGGCGTTGAGGACGGCTTGGCCGTCGTTCTCGTCAAGCAAGCTGCCTTCCACGGCTGCGGAAATTTGTGCCGTGGTAGGGATGTCGGAGACGGCTGCGGGCGAGGCAGGGAGGTTGTCGGTTTTCGCTTTGATCGCGGAGATGTCCGAGTTGGCTGGCGCTGTGTAAGACGCCGAAGCCAGTCGGCTCGAGATGGAGGCGTCGAGATTGCTGAGTTCGGTCAGCTCTGTGCGAACGGCTGAAGCCACAGCGGCGGCTGTCGGGGCGCTGGTCGGGGCTGTGTAGGCTGCCGAGGCCAGTCGGCTTGAGACGGAGGCATCCAGATTGGAAAGCTCGGTCAATTCCGTTCGGACGGCGGAGGCTACCGAAGCGGCACTAGGCACGCTCGGCAGGTCGCCGGTCGTGAGGGTTGAGCGGCTCGAGATCGTTGCGTCGAGGTTTGCCAGCTTGGTGCTGTTGGTGTCCAGTTCGGTGCGGATGGCGGAGACGGTTGGTGCGGCGGTGTAGCTGGAGGATGGCAGGCGGGTGCTGGTGGCGGCATCGAGGTTTTCGACTCCGGCGCGGCCGAGAACCCAGAGGCTCGGGATGTGTTGAGCATCAACCGTGCTGTCGCTGGTTTTGAAGATCGCCGCGTATTCGCCTTCCGAGGAATTGTTGGAGGAAAGCGTGTAGCTATACAGCCCGCCGCCGACAGCGGTGGCGCTTCCTGCGGTCACAATCTGCGTGCCGCTGGGGTCGTAGATGTCGATGGTTACGGTCAGGCCGGTTTTGCCTTGTTTCGAGGCCGTGTAGAAGGCCAGGAACTTTACGGAGGTGGAGACTTGTTCGAGCATGGGTTGGTGGTGGGTTAGATTTCTTCTTCGGGTTGTGGGAGCAGTGGGAGCACGGCGGACATGGGAAGGACTTCGACGAGCGGGAAGAGCTCGGCGGGCAGGTGCGCGAATCCGCCGGAGTAGAGGCCGCCGGGGCCGACTTCGGTCAGCAAATCGGCGCAGAGCATTTTGCGGCCATCGACGAGATCGACTGGGCTGGCGACATGACGGGGGTTGCCATGCTCGCTCTGCACGGCGGCGAGTTGCGCGGCGAGTTCGGGCGAGAAGACGAGCGCGAGGTCTTTGGTGGCCTCGTAGCTCACCGGCTGTTGGATGAGGTCGGCGAGGGTCATGGTATGGCGGCGGCAAGGGCGGTCATGAGGTTGGAGACACGGGTGTCGAGCAGAGTTAGGTTCAAGTGTTCTCCTATGGAATAGAATGACATGCGTGCATCCGCAAAAGTCGTTGTTCCTCTAGCAAATACTCCGAAAGCCGATGAATTTGGAGTCACTGATGCCGTTGAAAAATTAGTGGTTGCCCCCCCCGACCTTACAGACCAGGCATTAGAGGCGCTTCGGCTGGTTCCTTTGTATCCTAATGTCAATCCTTGGTTTGATACGCTTGCAACAGGGTGGCGGTTATAGGCTTGGAAGTTAGGGTTATTTGAAAACCCTTGCATATAGTTATTTACGCCAGTGCCGGGAGCATTTCCAATGAATCCACGCGTTGTTGTTAAAGTCGGAGCTTCCGTAACATAGACCCCATAATGGTGAGAATTTTGCGGGTCTGCGTTAATTGCCCTTTGCGCGTTTATGTATTTAGTTGTCGTATTCCCTTTTAGTCCTGTCTTGCGATTGTAATCCGCAGACACAAAGTTGTTATTAGTTGGAGCTGTGCCGACCAGCGGCACCAGAATGCCCGGCAAAGTTCGTGCGCCTGCCAAAATGCAAGCGGCTTTGAGAGAGCCCCAGATGCCGTCTGACTTACACCCGAGAATGAAATCTTCGTAGGCGAATTTTACGCTATCTTCCAAATCTTGCCCGTCTGCTGCCTGGACAGCAGCGATGTAGGCGAGGGCATCGGTGTCGGCGACTTCGCGGACCTTGGTCGGCACGCGGAGGGGGGAGAGTTGGCCGTAAAGGGGACTAAGCATAATTCAAATTTCCCTTGTTCGACCACGCGCCGGTGGCGCTGGCTTCGGTGCTGGTGGTGCCTGCTGAGTTGAAAATGGTGCGGGAGATTTCCCAGTTGGCGCTGTCGTAGACGCTGCCGGTGTTTGGAAAGTCGGAGTAGAGGAGGAAGCCCAGGTAGGTGGTGGTTCCGTCGCTCGAAATGTCGAAAGACCAGACGCGGTCGGGGGCGTCTTTCGTTCCGGCGAGCTTGTAGATTTCGCCGGTGGAGGGATTCCGCGAGTAGATTCGGCGGTCGGCGTGGTTGACGCAAATCTCGCCGAGGGCGAGCTGCGCGGTGGTCGGGATGGCTGAGGCTTGGACCGACTTTTTTGGAATGATTTGTGGATTTGGCATGGGCCGGGTTTTGATTTCGCGGAGTTAGACCCCCCGCGTGGCGGAGCGCTATGGAGCGCCCCGCCGGGGTTGGGTTAGTTACTAATAGCTGCCGCCATCGATGCTGGCCTCGAGGCTGTCCAGGCGTGCGTCGAGCGCGTCGTCTGCACTGGCGCGGGCTGTTGCCTCGGCAGTGATGTTCGTCTGCAAGCTGGTGTCGGCAGAAGCGCGGGTGGTGGCTTCAGCGGTGATGTTCGACTGCAAAGTCGTGTCAGCGCTGGCGCGGGTGGTCGCTTCGGCGGTGATGTTCGACTGAAGGGTCGTGTCGGCGGCTGCTCTGGCACTCTCTTCGGTGTTGATGTCGGCCTCGGCTGCGGTGACGCGGGTCGTCAGCGCGCTCAAGTCGCTCGAGACACCATTGATCGAGGTCTGGAGGCCAGAATCGCCAGCGATGCGTGCGGTCTCTTCAGCGGCGATGTCGTCGTTGATCGAGAGGATGGCGGCTGCCAGGGCGTTGTCGTTGCTCAGATCGACCGAATTGATCAGTGTGACGATTTCCGCGAAGCTGTCCTTGTCGGCCTGGGAAGCGGAAAGGATCGCATCGATGCGGCCTTTCTCAGTCGTGATCTTGCCGTCGAGGGTCGTGTCTGCCGAGCTACGAGCGGAGGCTTCGGAGGTGACAGCGGCGGCGCGGTCGATGATCTCTTGAGCGAGGTTTGCGGCGATGACGCCTTCAGCGGCCTGAGCGCGGCTGATCTCGGAATTGAGGCTGCTGGTGAGGGTCGAGTCGCCTGAGCTGCGAAGCGCTGCTTCGGCTGCTACGGCGTCAGAGACGAAGGTTTTCTTAGCGAAAACATGCTCACCGCCGATTGGCAGGACGCCTTCGGCTGTGCCGATGAAAAATGACTTGTTTGTGGAGTCGAAAGCGACTTCCCCGACTTGAAGCGACACCGGCGAACCGGAACCGCGCTTGATGCGAATGATAGGATTGGGCATGACTAATTAGGTTGTTGGTGGTGGTTGGTTGGGCTGTTCGTGGGTGGGTGATTGTCAAAAGTTGCCCGCGTCGATCACGGGGATCATGAGGGCGTAGGCGGCTGCGGACGGGCTCCAGCGGTAGGGCATGCCTTCGTCGAGAGCCATGTAGAGCCGGTCCGGTTTTCCGCTGCTCGGGAAGGCGGAGCGGCTCGGGTATTCGACGACGACCGGCGGGAGCGTGAGGTCAAAGCCGGAGAGATCGAGCGTCTGCGTAAGGTTGCTCTCGGTGATCGTTGTCATTGGTAGGAGAGCGTTGTGCGGTTAGCCCACGATCCGGTGGCGGAGGCGGTGGCGAGGATTTGGCCTGCGGCGTTGAGGGTGGAGCGGCGGATGGTCCAGCTTGTGGCGGTCTCGGGGAGTGCTGGCGCGGCGGGGCGGTCGGCATTGAGCAACCGGCCGCTGTAGGTCGTGAGGCCGTCGAGGCTTTGGTCGAAGGCGAAAAGGTAGAGGGTCGGATCGAGCG